ATAGTCGAGCCGTAGGGCGCCACGCCCAGGTCCGGCATCACCTGCATATTCGTCCAGGACGGCGCCAGGACCGGCGGCGATTGCGTCGAGCCATCCGGCTGGTTGGTCCCGGTCATGATCGTCTTCGAGGCCTCGACCCGCGCCGTGACGGCCGAGATCTTCTTGCGCCGGCCCTGCATGGTCGGCTCGCCGCCTTCGAGATAGAGGCTCTGCATCTGCGACGTGAAGGGCAGCCCGACCGTGACAGCGCTGGCCGGCGTCGCCAGCATGATCGTGCCCGTGGCCGAGACGATCTGCGGCGGGATGACGGCGCCGTCGGCGATGCCGGTCACGGTCGAACCGATCAGATGGTTGAGCCCGGTCACGATGTTGGTCGGCTCGGTCAGTGTCCATTGTCCCTCGGCCGCGGGCAGCGCCTCGGGGGCCAGATCCGGGATGCGCTGCGCCAAGGGCTCGATGATGTTGGCCGTCACCGTCGTGTCGCTGGTGTAACCGGTAATCACCGCCTTGCCGCCCCCCATGCGGATGACGCTGCCCAGCGAAGTCATCGAGAAGACCGGCAAGGTCGCGGCGAAGGTGGCCGAGTTGTCGAGCGTCGCCGTCGCCGCGGCGCCGGTGCCCCCGCCGACATCCTCGATCACGATCTCGGGATAGAGATAGCCGGTGCCCGCCGTCACGACCGTGATGCCGGTCAGCAACCCGCCGAAGATGACCGGCTCCAGCACGGCGCCCGTGCCGATCCCGGCCTGGTCGACCACGGTCACGGTGGTGGCGCTGGTATAGAGCTGGCCTTCGGTCTCGACCGCGACGCTGGCAATGGCGCCGAGCCCGGTCGGCGAGCTGGCGGCGAGGGCTGCTGCCGGCTGAGGCTGGGGCAGCGAGAGCCCGGCATCGACGCACCAGCAATCTTCGAGCTGCGACCAGATACGGTTATCCATGCGCTCGATCATGTAACAATTGCGCTGATCGGGCGGCGTGCCAGGAAAGCGCTGCACGGCCAGATAGAGCGCATCGACCGGCGGCTCGGTGACACTGGCGATCGAGACGAAGGTGCCGGCCGTGTCGTGGCGCGCCCAGGCGAGCACGTCCTCTTCCTTGACGAAGGTGCAGGACAGCAGAACGCCGTCGTCGCGCACGACCCAGATCAGCCGGAACGGCTCTTCGCACCAGGCGACCTGGTCCATCGTGTAGCCGGTGAAGAGCTGGTTCGCCAGGACCGTGATGTCGGTGCCGGTATAGATGTTCGAGAAGAAATTGTAGGAGAGATCGCGGAAGATCGAGCCCTTCGCCTGGTTGTAGACGATCTCGTTCACGATGCGCAGCGGCGGCACGGTCGGCGAGCAGCCATTGAAGGCCTGCGGCACGACCTGCTGGTTCGACGGCGTGATCGGCTGCTGGCTGACGCCGTAGGAGCCGGCGCCTTCGATCTGCCAGGCCTGCAACCCCGTGAAGGCGACCAGGCCGCCCGGCATCAGCAGTAGCCATTGGATGCCGTTCACCTCGACCGACCAGGGCGTGCCGGTGATCGAATCGCTGTCGATGGTCGGAATGCGATAGTCGAAATTGTTGTAGTTTCCCGGCTGGCTCATCCAATAGGTGTCGGGGTTGTTGGGCGACGAGGCGTAGACGCGCCGCTCCTGGAAATAATTGACGACGCTCGGATAGGTGCCCGTGGTCGGGCCGACCACCAGCGTGGCCGCCAGCGTGCCGGAGCCCGTGCCGCCGGTCAGCGTCGGGCCGGACGGCGTCGCGGCCGAGGCGGCCAGCGTGTAGCTGTCGCCGGCCGAGCCCGCGGTCTTATAGGTGATGGTGAGATTGGTCGGGCTGACATTGGGCAGCGCCTGGTAGCTGGCGACGGTCAGCGGCACCGTGGTCGAGGACGCTGTCAGATCGCTCGCCAGCTGCGTCATGGTCAGCGACAGCGTCGCCTGGATATTGGTCTCGTTGCCGGTAGCGCCCGAGGCGACGAAGGTCCAGGTGACGCCGTTCAGCGTGATCGTGTCGCCGGCCGTCGGATTGACCGTGAAGCTGATAGCGCCGGTCGCGAAGCCGACGCCGTTCAGCACGAGGGAATCGCCCGGCGCGTAATTCTCGCCCGGATTGACCACGATCATGCTTTCGAGCACGCCGCCGACGATGATCGGGGTCAGCACTAGGCCGGTGCCGTCGACGGTCGTCACGGTATAGGTGACGTTGGTCAACCCGCTGCCGCCCGAGGTCACCGTCACATACTCGATCTGACCGGGAGCAAAGGGATCGAGGTGCAGCGGGGGCACCTGGCTCACATCCGGCACGATGTTCGAGTTGACGAACTGGTTGCCGAAGGCCGTGCCGACATAGCCGAAGAGGCTGCCCGGCGGCACATCGGAGTTTACGGCCGGCGGCGCCTCATAGACGTTGTAGTAGCCGGCCCCCGTGACCGACGGCCAGGTCGCGGTCAGCGAGCCGGCCGTGGTGCCGATGTCGACCGAGTCCGAGACCGTCGCCACCGGCGAGGCCTGGCTCTCCTGGTTGGTCAGCTTGTCGACCGCCGTCACCACGATCTGATACTGGGTCGGCGGGTTCGAGCCCGAAGCCGGGGTCGAGGCCGTCAGCGTGGCCGAGGACGGCGGGTCGATGGTCGTCGCCGCGGCGAAGGCCGTCAGCGTCCAGTCATTGTCGGTGATGCGCACCAGGTCGTAGGGCACATAGGACGTATTCGTGTCCTGGTTCCAGCAGCAGATGCTCATGGCATCAGCCGACTGGGTCCATTTGAGCCAGGCGAGATCGGCCTCGGCCCAGGGCGTCACCAGGGTGAAGACCCGCGCCACCGTGCCGCCGCCGGTGAAGACCGGCATGATCCCGGTGTTGATCGGGTTGCCGTAAACGTCGTTCAGCTCGAAGGTCGTGCTCGTGACATCCGAGATGACGTAGGTCTGGCCGTTGAGCGGCGTCATGCCGCCGATCCCGGTGAAATAGACCCAGTCGCCATTCGAGTAGCTGTGCGGCGTCGCCGTCGTCACCGTGCCCGGATCCGACTGCGTCACCTTGGTGACGGCGATCCCCGTCTCCAGCACATAGCCGCCATTGGCGACGACGCGCATATAGAGGTTGCCGAATTCGAGGCAGAGGCCCTGGTTGACGTTGAACTGGAAATTGACCAGGCGCGGCGGAAAGGCGCGGCCGGTCTGCTTCGAGAAGCCGACAAAGGCCGTGCCGGCCCGGCTATAGAAGCCGCCGCGATAGGAGATGAAGCCGTTGCGCGCGGTCGAGAGCCCGATCGAGAATTTCTGGAAATCGACATGGCCGAACAGAGAGGGCGCCATCTCGCCGGCTGCAAAGGACCAGCGGCCTACGGGCGATGCCATCAGTAACTCGACCCGTTCGAGAAACCGATCGGATCCCAGCCGCCGCCAAACCCGCCAGGCCCATCGCCGCCAAACCCGCCGAAGCCCCCGAGCCCGCTGCCATAGCCCCAATTGCTGCCGGCGCCGCGGGCCGACAGCCAGTCGACATTGATGTCGGAATTCTGCCAGGCCTCGTTGCCGTCCGACACGCGGGCGGCCTTGATCTTGGCCATGGCGATACGGATCTGGCCGTCACGCACGGCGACCGCGAGCTTCGGATCATCGATCAGCGCCATGGCCACTTCGCTCGCCAGATAGGCGACGAAGGCGGCGCGGAACTGGGCATCCCAGACGCTCGGATAGGGCACATAGGCCGTGTAGACGACCGAGGCTTCCTTGATGTTCGAGCAGATCACCGTGCGGCCGACCGGCGAGACGCCCTGAACCTCCCACCATTCCTGCAGGCTGGTCGGCGGATAGTTGTAGTCCTGGGCCACCAGGAAGCGGCTCGGGATCAGGCGCACATAGGGCGGCTGCCCCGTGACCGGCGGCGTGCCGGTCAGCTGGATATTGGTCGGCGGGATATAGGAGCCCTGCGGGCAGAAGCGGTAGGGGACGAACCGGACCCGCAGGCAGTCGATCGGATACTGATATTCATAGGTCCACGGCTGGATCACCTGCGTGCCGATATTCGGCGTCTCGCCGGTGCGATCGGCGATCAGCGTCAGCGGCGCTTCCTTGCGAGCGAAGTCCCAGGTAGCGCCGCGCAGCAGCTGGCGCAGGCACTGCTCATATGCCCGCAGCAGGACCTGCGCCTGGCGGCTGCCTTCCTGGAGATCAGCGATGACCAAGCGCGAGCCGATGGCATCGAGCGCTTGGTTGGCGACATCGGCGGGGAGGTAAGCCATCTCGGCAGCACGCCTGGAACAAACCGCGATTCGCGGTTATACCACGCAGATACTAAGCGCGCATATGCAAACCGCTCAGCCTTGCGTCACGCGGGCCTGCTGGATCTCGTGCAGCTCGTCGGCCGCCTCGGCCTGCTGGGTCGATTTCTCGGAAGACAGCATCGCTTCGAACCGATCGGCCATCGACGCGATCATCGCTTCCGTGAAGTCGGCCTCCCAGGTCGTCGGATCCGTGACGCGGCCGGTATAGACGACCAGCATGGTTGGGCCGATATAGGACAGAATCACCTTGGCCGGCGGCGTCAGCGACGCGTCGTTCTCCTCGGTGAAGAGATTGGGTTGCGGCGCGAAATTCGGCACCAGCGCCACCTGAGGCTTGACCGCCCGGATCTTCAGCGCATCGCTCGGATAGAGGTATTCGAAGAAGAACGGCTGAGGTGGATACGCGCTCGTCCAGGGCACGCCCGGCGGATAGCCATTGGCCGGCGCCTGCTTGATCGAGGTGAGGCTGGCATTGCGTTCGGCGAAGCCGTAATCGCTGGCACGCAGCAGCTGGTCGCGGGTCTGGCCATAGATGTCGAGCGCCGCCTTGGACGCGGCCGAGCCCTCGAACATCGAGCCGATACGTCTCTCATAGCCGATGCGCACGAGCGCGGCGTTGACGATCGCCTCCGGGCTGGTGAGGGAAGTGGTCATCAGCCCTCACGCGTCATCGAGACTTGCTGGAAGAGTCCCATGCGCTCCATCTCGATATTGGCGCTATCGGGCCGGGCCGCGATGGCCATGTCGAGTTCGGCCGCCAGCAGCCGCACCACCGCCTCGGTATAGAGCGCATCCCAGAGCGCTTCCGGCGGCTGGCCCGAGACCACGGCATAGGCACTCGGGACATCGGTCCAGATGACCTTGGTCGGAATGCCGCCGACCTGGTTGAAGCCGATATTCCAGAGCACGGGCAGCGGATCATTCGGGTCGCCGGCCGCCTGGGCCGCGGCCGACAGCATGACCTGGCGCACCTCGACCCCGTTGGTCGGGTAGAGATATTCTTGCGTGAAGCCCCAGGGCGGCGTGTTGCCGCTCAAGGTCAGCGCCATCTCGTAGCGCGAGAAGTCATAGCCATATTGCTTGTTGATCGTCTGGATCACGCCGCCATAGGCAATACCCGCGGCGATGCCGATCGGGCTGCCGTCGAAATTGGGCGGCGTGCCGACGACGGCCGGCTGGTTGTTGAGGCCGCCAATCAGCACCGTTGCCCGGTTGACGATGTCAGCCGGCCCTTGCGGGCTCCAGATATTGGTTGCAACTGCACTCATTTTGCCGGCTTGGACTGCCCCCCTTTCGCGACATCGAGCTGCTTCTGCAGATCGGCCACTTGCTGGCGCAGCGCCGTGATGGTCCGCTCTTCGAGCGCCATGGCATCGGCATCGGTGACCAGCGCCTGGGCGTTGTTGCGCTGCTGGGCGACTGCCAGCTGACGGCAGCCTTCGAGCAGGTCGCCCTGCTGCGCCGCCGCCGGCCCGGCAAGGAGCAGTCCGGACAGCACAAGATAGGCGCGCTTATCATAGCGTTGAGGCGTAATCCTCCATAGGCTCATGATCGCTTCCCCTCAATTCTGCCAGGTCACGCGATAATAGGTCGGCACCGTGGCACCGAAGGCGAAGCTCAGCTCGCCGACCAGGATGGCGCCGTTCACGCTGGTCTCGCAGATCGGCGTATAGGCCCCGATCCCGGTGACGCCGGAGAGCTGGCGCGCATCGGCGGCCATGCTGAGGCTGGGACCGGGCGAGCCCTGGATATCGGCACCGAACTGCGTGTTGTTGGCCGCGATCTCGTACTGGGCGCCGCTATTCCCGGTCACCGCGTGGAAAGTGGATTGGACGAAGAAGGAGTCGCCGGGACCGTCGATCAGCAGCACCGTGTTATAGGGCGCATCGACCGGCTCGAAGACGGCGAAGCCGCAAGCGATCGAGGGGTTGCGATCGACCGAGGCGGTCGACATCGGCTGCCGGTTATAGGCGTTGTTGTAGTCGCATTGCGGCGAATCACCGACCGGCGGGCTGAAGCCGGCCGACAAGCCGGCAGTTGGGCCGATCGTGCAGATGGTCTGACCATTCGACATCGAGATCGTGGCGCCCTCCGAATGGCTGGCTGCCGTGGTGCCCAGTTGGCCGCGCGTGATCGTCCAGGTCGACGTGCCGTTGCCGCCCGTCACCTCCATGATCTCGCTGTCGATCAGGATGTAGAACGGCACATACATGCCGTTTTGGCTGGTCGGGAAGCAGTAGGTGCCGGTGCCGCAGCCATTCGGGAAGACCGGGATCGAGGTCGTCGTGCCGGTGATGGTCGTGTTCAGCTGTGCCGTTGCGGCCGGCACATAGATCGTGCCGAGATAGGTCCCCTCATTGGTCCCGATCGTGCCGTAATTGGTCGAGCCGTTCCAGCAGGCGGAAAAGCTTGCGCTGTTCGTATAGACGCCGCCGACGACCTGCGTCAGGTTCGGCGTCCCGCTGCCCGTGGTGCGGGTAGTCGCGCCCGACCAGGCCGGCCCGGTGCAGATCGCCAGCACCCCGGAATTGTTGATGCCATAGACATCGTAGAGCTTGCCCGAGACATGCTGCGTCGTGCTGAGCGCCAGCCCCACCTCGCAGGATCCGCTGGTGAAGGACACGGCCACCATCGAGGTGCCGTTATAGATCGGCACCGTATTGCCGGTGTAGCAGTCGTAATAGACAGCGGTGTTCATCTGCGGCGACGACTGGAACGGCGTCCCGCTGATCAGCGTCAGCCGCCCCTGGGGCGCTGCCAGCGAGGTCGAGGACGCCGCGGCCGAGCTGATGACGCCGCTGCCGTTGATCGTGATCGTGGTGCCGTCCGGCTTGACGCAGCCGATCAGCGAAGTCGTCGCGGTGAAGCAGCGCGCCGAGGCCAGCGTGCCCGAGGTGATGTTGCTGGCATTGGTCGTGTCGATCGTGGCGCTGGCCGCGAAGGGCACGAGATCGGTCGAGGTGCAGATGATCTGGCCGGTCGCGCCGAGCGTGCAATCGCCGCTGATCGTGATGCCGGCGAAGGAGACGCCCTGGTAATTGATCTGCACCTGGCCCGGCGAGCCGCCCGGTGTCGTGACCCCAGGGCAATTCTGGAAGATGATGTTATAGGGGTTGCTCGTCCCGTTCGAGATCGCGCAATAGCCGCTCGCGGTCGAGCCGCTGGCGATCACATTGGAGGCAGCACTCCCCAGGCACGGATTATAGACGATGCCGTTGATCGAGCATTCGAAGGGCTCGGCCGAGGCGCCGTTATAGGCGCCCCAGGTCAGCATGCCGACCGCGGCGCCGGTGCTGGGCGTCAGGCAGAGCTGGTGATAGCCGGCCGAGATCGGCCCGTCATTGATGCAGAACGGGCTGTTGTTCGGCCCGCTCGACGAGGGTGCCCGCTGGGTGATGCCCAGCTCGGCCAGCCCCGTGCCATAGACGCCGCCATTGGCCGGGCCGCTATCCTGCACGAAGGCCGGGGACGAGCCGCCGATCAGCGACAGCGAATGCCCTGGCGTCGCCGGCCCGGAGAGCTGGACGCCCTGCTGCCCGAGCGCCAGGCCCGGCAGCATCACGAGAAGCAGGATGAGCAGACGCTTGATCATAAGCGAGCTTAGCATGCCGAAGAGGAAGCGACCAGAAAGCCGGAACTGTCAAAACAGGCATATTTGGCCGGCGAGCCGCCCGAGAGTGCGGTGAACTGCGCCGTGCCGGCGAAGAGCGATGTCCCGCCCGAGACCAGCGCCGTGTTCAGGCTGAGCGTCTGGGCATAGATCGTGTTCCAGAGCGCCGAGGGGCCGCCCATGTCATAGGTGCCGGTCGCCGAAGGCGTGATGGGGCCGCCGACGAAGAAGCCGGCGCAGCCGGCGCCGCAGACGATCTCATTGGTGCCGTCGAAATCGAGCACGCTGACATCGGCCGTATTGCCGCTGTTCCGGCCGACGACGCCGCCCGTGACGCCAGCCGCCAGTCGGATCATGCCGCCGGTGAACGAGCCCTGCATGCCGTCGATGCCATAGGTATGGCCGCCGAAGATCGCGACGAAGGTCGGCGCCTGGGCGTAATCGGCGATCTCGTTGTATTTGAACTGGCCGCTCATGGTGATGGCATGGGCGAAGAGTGCCCCCGTGCCGCCCGAACCGCCGAAGCTGTCGAGGGCCAGGTTCGCGGTGTTCGGATGCAGCGCGCCGTCGAGATTGGCGCCCGAGATCGAGAGCCCATTGGCGATCGTGCTGGGCAGGCCGCCTGGGCCATCGGAGCCGCCGCGATCGGCATTCTCGTTGTTGATGTCGAGTTCGATGCCCTGGGCGTTGTAGGTCCCCGAACCGGCCGTCTGGTCGATCAGGATGTTGCTGGCCCAGAGTGCGCCGGTGCCGGACTTGCCCGAGGCGCCCACATACAAGGCCACCTTGTCGCCATTGTTGTTCGAGACGCCGTTGCCGGTCGAGCTGGTCAACCCGATATTGGCCAGGAACTCGCGATTGGTCAGCGAGACGGTCGAGCCCTGGACCTGCAGCGACGACAGCGTCGTCAGCAGCGACCCGCTGGTCGGGTTGCCGGTCGGCGAGGTCGCGATCGAGGGGTTGCCGGTATCGGCCAGCGCCGGCACGGTGACGCGGCCGGTGAAGACGGCGCCCGAGAGCAGCGCCACCTGGCTGATGCCGATGCCGCTATCCTTGACCAGCGTGCCGCCCGTGTTGTTCCAGGTGACGATGTCGTTGATCGTCGAGCTGTTCGGACCCTGGATCGCCGAGGTCACGCTGAACGGGAACTGGTATTCCGAGCCGTTGATGATGGCATGGAGCGGCAGCGGGCTGGCGCCGCCATAGGCGTTATAGGAGAAGAGGCCGCCGCCCTGCGAATTGGCACCGAAGCAGAATTGATGGAAGCCGGTAGACGAGGCCGAGGGCGCGTCGTTGATGCAGAAGGGCGTGCCATAGATCGAACTGGGCGTGCCCAGCTGGGTGATGTTCAGCTCGGAGATGCCGGTGCCGGCGACGCCGCCCGCCGCCGGGCCGCTGTCGAAGATCAGCGGCTGGGAGGTGCCCCCGGTGGTCGAATAGGCCGGGACATGGTTCGGGGTCCAGGGGCCGGTCTGCAGCACCGTGGCTTGGGCCTGCGCTTGGTGCGGGCTCGCGGCGATGAGCGCCGCTGCCAGAAGCCACCGACGAAGCATGGCGCCCTCATTCCTTGGCCGACTCGACCGTCTGCCAATAGCTCGGGATGACCGTCTCGATCGACACGTCGGCGATCGGTGTCTCGGGAGAAACCTGCGGAGCCGGCTCTTCGGCGGGGGGAGGAGCGCCATCAGGCGCCGGCTCCGCAGGAGGCTGCGAAATCGGATCCTCGCCGCCGAAGTCAGCGAAACCCTGCTCGCGCCATTCGATATGAGTCCGCGTATCAATCATATTCCGCGTCCTCTTCGTCTTCGCTCTCGATCGCCAGGTCCTCGATCTGCGCTTCGACCCGGCAGCCGCCTTCCGTGTCCGACACCGCCGTGACGCGGGCCAGGAAATGGCCATGGAAGATGGCGCCGCGCTCGGCATCGCGCGGATCCAGATCGAGCTTTTCGAATTCCTTCCCGGTCAGACAGATGCGCAGCCCATAGGGATAGTCCGGCTTCTGGTCGAGCACGGGCATCGCATCGAGCTTGTCCTCGTCGTCCAGCTCCATGGAGGTGAGCTTGCGAAAGGCCTGGTTCATGCCGCCTCGGCCGGCGGCGCTTCACCGCCGCCTGCGCCGCCTCCGGCCCCAGCCAGCGCACCGCCGGCCTGCTCCTGCGCCTGCATCTCCTGCTGCATCTCCTGTTCCTGCTGCTGGCCGAGCTGCTTGGTCTCTTCCTCGTGGCGCGCATGCATCCGGCGCATCCGCTCGCGCGTATTGCCGTGCTCGTCCCGCGCCTCGCTCTCATGGCGCTTGCGCATGGCGTCGCGCGCCTCGCCATGGCGTTCATGGATGCTCTTGCCGCCCTTCTCGGGTTCGGCCGCTTCCTTCTTGCCCTCGGGCTTGGACTCTTCCTTGGGCTTCGCCTCTTCCTTGGCCTCAGGCTTCTTCTCGCCCTTTTTCATGGACGAGTAGCTGAGGCCCTTGCGCTTGGTCTCCTCGGCCATGGCTCAATCCTTCCGCTTATAAGTGTCGGACAGGCGCCGCTTCTTGTGCGACATGCCCATCAGGGTCAAAGCGAGCCGGCTCTGCGCACCGGTCTTGCCGCTGTCATGCTCGTGCGCGCGGGCGAATTCCCTCGTGCTCTCCCCGGCGCGCTCAGCCTTGGCGCGCAGGCGCCCCTCGTGGCTCTCCGGGATCGCCTTCTGGATCCATTTCCGCTTGCGCTTCGCCATCGTCCTATTCCCCAGATCGACCAGCGAGAGCGAGGTCATCGCCGGCTGGTCGGATGCGGGTAACGGAGCCGGGTCTTGACCGGCTCCCCATCCTTGACGCGCTCCGGCAGCTTGCCGCCGGGATCTGCCTCGTTGAACTCCTTGGCCACGCCAGGCTTGATCCCGCGCTTGGCAGCCGCCTTCGGGTTGGCCGCCGCCCAGCGAAACAGCTTGCGCTGCGGTTCGGTGACCGGCGGCAAGGCGCTACGCCTTGAACCAGGTCGCGACCGAGGCGACGTAGGTGAAGCAGGCGACCCAATTGGCCGAAGCCTCAGCCGTCGGCGCGCCGACCACCGACTGCCCGGTATTGGCCGTGAAGGTGACCGCGGTCTGGATCTGGCTGTCGGCGACGCATTCGCGCTGGCCATCGGCCGGGTTGGGCGCGAAGGTGAAGGTGCCGGTCGCCAGCGTGCCGGCCGGGTTGAGGATGTACCAAGTCTGGCTGTTGCCGAAGGTCAGCGAGAACGCGGTCAGCGGCACGCTATAGACATAGGACGGCACACCCGCGATCTGGCCGGCCGTCGCATAGACCGAGCTGGGCGACGGAGCGCCGCGCACGATGTCCTGGAAGAGATCGGTCGGCCCGACGGTCTGCACCTGCGGGGGCGGATAGGACTGCGCCAGAGCCAGGCCGGCCGCGGCTGCGCCGGTGATGGCCAGCAGGGCGAGAGAGAGAATTCGCTTCATGATGTCGCTCCTACAGGATCCGATCCCAGGTCGTGTTGCTCGCGCTGTAGATGTATTCGACGCCGACATTGGCGCTGAGCGAGGTCACGCCACCGTCGACCGTCTGAGTGCCCGATGCGGTCAGCGCGAAGGTCGACACCGCTGCCGTGCTGAAGATGCGCAGCCGCTGGCCGTCGACCGGGCTGGCCGGCGTCTTCACCGTCCAGGCCGAAAGGCTGCCGGCCGGGGTCGCTTGGATGACGGAGATATTCGACGAGGGCGTGTAGGTCTGGCCCGTCGTCGGGACGAGCTTCACATAGCCCGAGGCGTCGCGGAGCTGGGTCAGGTAGACCGAGACGATCTGCGGCCCGGCATTGACGACGTTGATCGTCTCGGTGCCGATCGGCGACGCGATGAGCAGCGCCGGGAACTGGGCAACCGCGATCCCTGCTACCAGCAGACCAGCCGCGATGAGGGCGAGTTTGCGCATTATCAGACTCCCGCGCTGACGCTCAAGGAGAGGGCCGCCTGGCCGCTCGTCGAGAGCCGGTAATTGATCGTGCCGCTGGTGTAGGCGATGCAGTTGACGCGGTAGGCCACGCCCTGCTCGCACTCGCCGCAGATGAAGGAGACCGGCGTGCCGGCGCTCCATTGCGCGAGCTGGCCCGCCCCGCCGATGTTGCAGGTGATCCAGTATTTGCCGCCGTCGAAGCTGCGCTGCAGCTCGACCGTCGCCGAGAAGGTCGTGCCCGAGCCCGAGAAGGACGCGGCGGCATCCGTGCCGCCCAGCACGCCGCTCGCGGTCAGCGCGAAGCGGATCTTGTCATAACCGACCCCGACCCCGCCGATCGGCGCGTTCTGGGTCGGCGCCGCCGAAGTCGTGACGATGCCGGGGATCGGCGCGCCATTGGGGCCGGCCGGCACATAGGCCTGCACGATCGCCGTCACCGTCACGCCGCTGGGCCAGCCGACGCCGCTGACCGTGGCGCCGAGGAGATCGGCCGTCTGCGGCAGATTGGTGATCTGCGCATAGCCGGCCTCGTATTGGCCGGGCAGCGAGATGGTCGGAAAGGCCAGCGTGATCGTGGTGCCGGACAGCGACGCGATGGTTGAGCCCAGAGGCACGTTGACGCTGTTCACCGCATCGCCGACCGCGATATCCGTGGCCGATGCGACCGTGGCCGTGCCGGAACCCGCCGTCGTGGTGAGGGCGCTCGTGACCGTCGCCCAGATCGCGACGTTGAAGGCGCCCCAGAAGGTCTGAGCGACACCAGGGCCGATCGCCGACAGCGTGCCGGTGGCAAGCGCATTCGCCTGGTCGCCCGAAGCCGGCCAGATGCTGCCATCGACACCCTGGGGAAGGCCCTTGCCCATCAGACCGTCCCGTTCAGTTTATGCGCGGGACGCGGGCCGTCGGAGCCGCGATAGTTCTGGCGCGCAGGCGGCGCCAGCGTGCCCAGCACATGGATGTGCTCGGCGCCCGGATCGATCGCGTTCTTGATGCCCATACGCGAGGTGTGGTTGCGCACATCGAGCTGGCCGCTGGCCGCATTCGTGCCGTTGTTCAGCGCGATATGGCTGTGGCTGGCCGAGGGCGGATCGCCGCGCACGACCAGGCCGTTATGCGACATCCAAAGCGGCGTCGGGCCGATCCCGGCCTCATTGGCCGTGGTGTTGATCGAGTTCGCGAAGGCGCGGAAGATCTCCTCCGCATGCTCGTTCATCGGCAGCAGATAAGCGTTCGGCACGCCATCCCATTGGATGACCGTCGGCGTGACATCGCCGCGCGTGCCGCGCTGGTAGGGCTCGATCTTGCGGTCGTTCAGATAGACGAAGTCGAGCACGCGATAGAGCGGCCATTCGGCATCGGCATCCTCGCCCGCGCGCTCGGCCGCCTGGATCGCGGTTCGCCGCGCCAGGATCAGTTCGCCCATGGTGAGACGCGCCGCATTCTGCTTGGCCA